TTGTAACATGGTCCAACGCGCTTGTAGCAGATACACAGACTGCGCTTGATAATATTGCCCAAGAAGTTCACGACTTGATGGGACAAATTAACACACAGGCGACAACTGGTATGATCGGCGGGTCTCAGTTTTTTATTGGTCCGAATGCTGGTTTAGGAGCTGTTTGGGGTGGCCTCATGGGGTATACAACTGCTCGAAAGGGTTGGAAGGCTGGCAGTTTCAAGACTGATAACGATGCGATAAAAGATAATCACGATGCGAATTATCCTGAAATTCCATCAGAGCGTATTTTTGGAGAATAGGAGAGAACATGGCAAACACAACAGTACCCACCCTAGCGATTAATGGGTCATTTTCTACTGCAGAGCCAGTTGACGACGGGGCTGGCACTGGAACCACTTACTTGTTATGGTCTGATGTATTGAGCGCCGCCGAAGATCTTGAAACAACAATCTCAGACGTCGGTGCTACTGACGCCCAGGTTAGCGAGGATGAAGACTCCCCCTTATTCGGTGAAGAGATTGCAGAAGCCGTAGAGGGGACCGACATTATTATTGGAGGGTTCGGTAGAGATGTGACCGTAGATTCAACCCCCCTTTTATGCCCACAAGCCGAAGCTCTTTATGATAGTCTGGTGTATGGAGAGTTTTCAGATGCAGTTATGGTTACACTATACGAGGATCTTTGTACAGCTAAACTAGAAGAGACGAACATCGCACTATTAGGAGCTCAGACTTTTGCAGACCCGGAGGCCGAGTGCGGCCCAGCTTCAGCTAGAGCATTTGCTCACTACGCCGCTGGCGCCATCGCGGGGTTCATTAATAATCTTGAGTTTGAGATAGAGCTTCATGCCGGCGATTCAGCTTCTGCAGTGGATTCAGGCAGTTTTACGACAACAGTTACTACGGGTGGTACCGCCACGGCACAATCAGGCTCCGGCTCCGGTGTTGCTACCACAAATATTGTAGCAGCGATTGAGGAGTCAACTTTTACTGTCACAGTTAAAACGAACAGCTAGAAGATAATCCAGAAGGGAATACTTATCTAATAGTAATTTCCGGCAACAAATACTTATCACAGGGTGCAACATGGCAGTAACAAGACAGCAAGACGCAAAATCATATAGCTTCAAGTCATCTGGTGTACAATTATCCGAGATGCAGCAGATCCAATCGGCGCCCAAAGTGGGTCGACAGATTGGTATTAAGACGCCCGTTTCGTTTGACGACATGGGCCCAGAGTTTATTTCGATTCATACAAATATTAAGGACGCTATTCATGATAACCTCGTTAATCTTATTCTAACGAATCACGGTGAAAGGTTAGGGCTACCAGATTTCGGGGCCAACTTAATGGAATTAGCTTTTGAATTGCAGGGAGAACCTGGCCAGCAGGAAGCGATTAAGCGAATTAACAAAGCGATTGCTAAGTACATGCCGTATGTAGTACCGCAAAAGTTTCAACCTATCGTCGATCACTTTGCAAACAAGGAAGTCGCCAAGGTTGGTGTAAAACTGAGTTACGATATCCCAAGACTCGGCGTACAGAACAAAGGGGTAGAAGTAATAATCTTCTCAGTAGGGTAGTATAAATGGCGATTAATATACAAAAACAATTAAAGAAAGTCAGTCAGCGAAATTATCTTGCAAAAGATTTCGAATCTTTTCGTGCTGATCTATTAGCTCATGCTCGGTTGTATTTCCCCGATAAAATTCAGGATTTCTCTGAAGCTAGTTTGGGTGGTCTTCTTTTAGACATGGCTTCTTTCGTTGGCGATACGATGTCGTTTTATTTAGACCACCAATTTAACGAGTTGAATTGGTCTACTGCTTTAGAGACCAGAAATATTCAAAAGCATTTAAGGAATGCAGGAGTTAGGGTTCGAGGTGCTGCTCCGTCCATCTGCGAGGTTACTTTCTATATCGAAGTTCCCGCTGAGACTATTGCTGGTGAACAGATTCCAACGCCGTCTTTACTTCCAAAGATCCTCGCTTCCACCCGCGTTTCGTCAAATAACGGGGTACCATTTTCTTTATTAGACGATCTAGATTTCGCAGAACAAGATCTAGATGGCAATTACTTATACGATTATGTGGTTGTGGAGACTGATGAAGAGGGTAATCCGACGTCATTTGTCTTAACTCGAAATGGGATATGCCAGTCTGGAACTAGAAAAGAAGTTAGAATAAGCATTCCAAATATTCGTAAGCCATTTCGAACCGTCGCACTAGCAGATGAAAATGTGACCGAGGTTTTTGAAGTAAAGGATACTGATGGTAACGTCTATTATGAAGTTGAATCATTATCACAAGATACAGTTTTTAGATCAACACAAAATGTCACCGAAGATTCTGATTCTGTTGAGTCTTTTTTAGAAGTAATACCAGCCCCGTATAGATTTGTAAGGACGTACAATTACTCTACAAAGCTAACAACACTTCGCTTCGGATCCGGTGATGCAGACACACTGGATAATGATATTATTCCTGATCCTTCTGAATTAGCGCTACCTCTATATGGAAAGAAGGTCTTTAGTCGATTTACCATCGACCCGAACTCTTTATTGAATACGCAAACGTTAGGCGTCGCCCCGCGTAATACAACCCTCACCATTACATATCAGTTTGGCGGTGGGCTAAAGCACAACGTAGGTTCGGCCACAATTAGAAGCGTAGATCTTTTGTATATGGAGTTTAAGACGACAGCTGAGTCAACAGCTGCTTCAGCTGTCCGTGGTACTATTGACGTTTCCAATCCATCACCCGCAACCGACGGCGCAAATGCGCCAAGCCTCGAACAATTAAGAACTCAGATTCCAGCTGCAAGAAAAGCTCAAGGTAGAATAATCACCAAAGAAGACTTGGTTTCGAGAATTTATACACTTCCCAACAGGTTTGGAAGAGTATATAGAGTCGGGCTCAGAGATAATCCTATAAATTCTCTAGCTTCTCAGATTTTTATTATTTCACTTGATAAAGATAAAAAACTTACGATGTCGTCAGATACGCTGAAGAAAAACTTGCGAAATTATTTGAATGAATTTCGAGCAGTCAGTGATGCTTATGATATTTTAGATACTCAAATAATCAATTTCGGTGTAACATTTGAAGTTGTCGCCCATCCTTCATCTAGCAAGACGAAGGTTGCTCAAACATGTATTAGGAATTTACAGAACGTCTTAAAGACAGAAAACTTTCAAATTGATATGCCATTAGCTTATTCTGATATTGTGAATGTATTATTGAATTCCGAGGGAGTAATATCTCTTGTAAATGTTAAGATTGCGAATATCTATGGAACTAATGATGAGAGAGTTTATAGTGACGTATCATTTAACGTAGATGGAAACACTTATCAAGAGATGGTGATCCCAAACCCTGGTGGAATGTTTGAAATGAAATATCCCGATGACGATATCGTCGCATCAGTAAGGTAACAGAATGTTTTATATCATAACCGCCAGTGCTGACACTTACATTACGAACAAGATAATTAAGAATTCTTTCAAGGCCGAAGATGCAAATGTCGGTCGTGCTGCCACACTTGATTTGTTTAAACTCTATAATGAATCCACGTATCTTTCAGGTTCTGATACTAATCGTGAAAGAGTCACGGGATCGATAGATGAGATTTCAAGGCTTCTACTTAAGTTTGATTATTCTGCTTTACATGATTTAACTGGTAGCCTTTTGAACATCAATCACGGTTCTTTCAAAGTTAAGCTTGAATTACAGGAGATGGTGCTTGGTGCTCCGACACCACGAGACTTTTATGTAGTCGTATATCCTTTATCTCAGTCATTCAATGAGGGTGTAGGAAAAGATGTCGCTACGTTTGGTGACATTGATGTTGCAAACTTTCTTACTTCGTCATATTCTTCAGGCACTGCTGTTACTTGGAACTTATCTGGCTCTGGAGCGGGAGGACGAAAAGGTGGTACCGCATTAGACTATATAACATACGGCACAGTGGGTTCCTCAGTAATCGATTTTGGGGCGACACAATATTTCGAAGAAGGTCCTGGTCCACTAATCGTTGATGTGACGAAAGTGGTATCATCAACGATGGCAGGTGATCTTTCAAATCATGGATTTAGAGTATCATTCAGTGGATCGTATGAGTCTGATCAAAAGACAAGGTTTGCAAAGCGTTTTGCATCTCGACATGTGCGTGATGTCATGGTAAGACCCCGTTTGATTGCAACCTGGGATGATTCAATCGATGATGCTCATAAGGACCTTGTTTTTAATTCATCGGCATCGTTCTTTTTGAAGAACACAATTGGTGGGTCACAAACAAATTTTGCAAGTGGTGCAGCCCTAACTGAACTGCGGGGTCAGAATTGTATGCTTCTTAGGTTCGTAAGTTCATCAGGACACCCAACCCTCGAAACGAATATTTACGTGACTGCTTCACAACTA